CCGCCCGTTTCCACACGCTACGCCATGCTCCAGCCACGCCCATTTTAATTTCCTTCACGGTACGCCACGCGCCGCCTATGCCTATTTTATTATTTACAACGTTTCTATTTGTATCGCCTACGCCTATTTTCATCAGCTCACCGCCTCATATACCACGAGCAATGCGCCGTTTTCTGGCGTGGGCTCAGCTGTGCCTTCTTCGATGGCAATAACTTTAGTGTGTATTCCTTCTTCGGTTAAGTGTGCATCAGCCTCAGCTATGTGGGTAGCATTGAACCACGCCACAAAATCCTTCCCGAATTTGTCAAACGCTGCTTTTAATTCTGCCGCCGTAAGACCGCCTACATCGTTTGGCTGGTCTTCCAGCATTGATATGTTGTTGGTTGCAACTGAACAAGTTGTAAATGCCATATAAACCACCTACCTTCTATTTTTTACCTCGCCGCCCGTTCTGCTCGGTATCGTTATTGATAAAACCGTGGCGGTGTCAGTGTCGTTGTTTTCTATGGCTAACTTGAAATAGTCTATCTTTTTCGCATTTATCTTGAACTTAAAAGGCTGTGGGCTGTAATTCGTTACAAATGAAAAATGAGCAAAATCGCAATGCTCAAAAGTCGATAACGAATATTTTGCCGTGTAGGTATTAGATGAACCGTTTACATCTGTCTGATAGGTTATGTCTATGTGTGTCTTAATTCTTGGTAGGATGGTAACAAAAATGCGCTGGATAAACTTTCTCAGCCATTCCACCCCGAAATTAAAAAAGCCCATCTCCCAGACGGCTTCAATTGTGGTACCGTTATATGTTCTTAGGTTCTCGTCAAACTTCATAATTTGCCCTGCTGTCGTACCGAAAAACAAGTCAGATTCAACCTGACAGAAACAAGTTGGGATGTCGGGAAGTTCAAGAACATACCATGTGTCAGTGCGGTAGTTAAATACCCATATCGTCTTGCCTACGCATAACCAATACTGCCCCTTGTCGCTCCAGTCAATTGTTATTGCTTGGCTTAAATCCACTTTATCAAGGTCATTCTGAATCCTCTTGGAAATCCATTGAGCGTTTTTCTCGTTCATTACATACGTTGAAACCCACTCATAAACGCCTTTCCATATGGTGTAAGGGTTATTATAAATAATCTGCACTTGCCCTTTGGCTACGTTACCTATTTTGGCGTTCATCGGATATACAGGGAATAATGCTGTGACCGCTCCTGTGTTCGGGTCAACGAAATCTTCTTCTTCGGAATACCACGCGGAAGCCTCGGCAGAATCTCCAGAAGTGAATATAAGCTGTTTGTTGTACTGTGTTACAATGTCGGTTATTTCGTATTCCCCTACATCACTTTCAGCGAACTTCGGCCAGTATGAGGGGTCAGAAGCCCCTGCCATTGTTACGCCTGTTGGGTAGCGTGTGTTCTTATGGTCGGGATTACCAAATACCCAGTATCGGGCATAGTAAACACCGCCATAGTAGCGGTTTTTGACTATCGTGTCCCTGTCTCCCTCTACTTCTTTAGTCCATGTGATTACTACATTATTAACACCAGTTGACGGCTTAGTTACAAATGAGACTGTGCCATTAGTGCGATTTACAGTGTAATGCGTACTTGGTGTCTGTAATGCTCCATTCACATAAACCTCATCTACCGAATCTATATCAAGTTCGGCTAATTGGTAGATTGTTGCATCACCGTTACCACTGAATTTCTGCGTTTTCTTGCCTGTGAGGTAGTTGATTGGTTCTAGCATTGTCCCACCGCCCGTGGGTGGTGTCGCCGTAAATACGGTTGGTACATAGCCAGCTACGCTTGTGATATCGCCGGAACCAGCCCATGAATAAAGGTCGGCGCCATCCATGATGTAGACTGTATTGTTTGATACAAAAAAGGTAGTCGGGTATGCGTCAGCCACGGTGCCTAAATCCGCGTTTGCTCCCGTTTCTAGGTCGTGCTCATAAATATGACCGTTACAGGCGAAAATGAGATGAGCGGTTCCGGATAATGTGCCGTACCACATACCATTTATTTTATGTGCGCCAAGGGAGGGGAATAGTTCGGCATAGCCGTACATCTTTGATAGCTTGTAGTCATCAGTGATGATCCAGTTTTTCATTACGCTTGCTTCGCCCAGCTGCAGGAGCGTTTCGGTGGCTGATTTATTAACGCCCAGGAATTTTTCAATGGTGTAGGGCTGTAATTGTGCCATGTGTCACCACCTCACTTAATTAACTAGTTCTAAGATGGTCAGTTTTCCGGTCTTGTTTCTCCCGCAATTTTGCCATCCTGCCTTTTTAAAACAACAGCCCGGATTCTTACTTTTAACTGCGCTGTCCTTGACATAAGTAAAAAGTCTTTCCCCCGGCCATCTTTGCCTTGCCATATCAGCAGCTGCTCGAATTAAATCGCTTGACTTAATTTCTGATTCATTGCGGAACAAAGTACACTCGATGCCACTTTGTTTATCAAGCCTATATCTCGATTTTCTCCAAACAAATAACGCCCGGTAATCGGGCGTTACAAGCACCATTTTTTCACCGGGACCACAGAACAATGTTGCCCCTTTTGTTTTTCTTGAATAGTGCCTGTCGGCTAATTCTCTAGCCCTTGGGTCACCATCCTTTGTTTGAATCCACATATCTATCCACCTCACTTAATGGCGGTAATAGAGTACACATCTTTTATCTCCGCCGGTTGTAGAGGGGTTTTTACCATGCTGTCAATTTTAAGTTCCCTAAACTTTTCCTTACACCTTCTCGCCAGTTCGTCATTCATATCCGCCATGGCAAAATGCTCAGCTAAATAATAAGCCCCTGATGTTGCCGTTATATCGTCAACCTCTATTGTCTGGCTCAAATCCGTTATCTTTGTCGGTACAGGAATGTACTTGATTCTAATTATTCCATCATAGGAGAACATTACATAAAGCTCGTTTGCGCCTTCCCATTTAACAGAAGAACTCCCCTCTTGGTATTGCCAGGAAGGGTACTCGGAAATTATCTGCGAACGGCTTTTGAAGTCGGAAGGCATTTGTACTTTGTACCAGGGTTTGAAATCAGGCACTTTATCAGCGGTAGCGAATTTGTAAGGAGACAATGCCCTGTTGTTGTGTTTGAAGTAGTAGTCACCGCTTATAGTCATGGTAACATTACCGCCAGAAGCGGTCAAAATTCCCCGTATTGGCAGGAATGAAGTAGTTCCAGCCGGTACGGTTATATTTACGGTACCGGTAAAGGCCGTTTCTGCCCCGCCATTAAACGAGTATTTTCCGCTTAAAGGAGTTCCGTCCTCCGTGAACGTAAGCGTACAGTCTCCATCTACTTCGATATAAAAGCAATACGCTCCGCTTGCGCTGTAAGACTGAGGTTCTGCGTTGTTTTCTATGATTATTCCTAGTTGGCTAGTGTCACCTAGAAGGTTCTTTTTGCGGAAACACGAAAGTTCAAAGGTCTTAAAAAGGTCGCCATTTTTAATCATTTCACGTTGCCACAAATCCAGTAAATAGGGAGCACGGTGTTTGTATTCTTTTATTTGGGACTCAACTATGGTTCCGGAATCGGAAAGCTCGTCTAGTATTGCAATCGCTTGGCTGAATATCTCTGTGCCAGTGTACATTTCTACCCCCCCTTATACGCCCTTGTGCTTGGCTCTAATGTGGGAACTAAGTCCAATTTTGCTGGTTGTTACAAAATCACAATGAGGACAAGGAACCTGCGCATCGTTCCCTGTTCCCTTTTCTGCAACTTCTTTCTGGTTAACTTCCACCAGCTCAACCTCTTCATGCTTAAAATGCGGTGCCATTCTCTTATATAGTTGTGCGTCAAGGGTGATATATTCGCCATTTTCGTCAAACTTAAACAACGGCAATCCTGTGTTGCCATCGCTGACAAGTTTATTAGGCTCGGAAAAGAATTTATACGCTTTCATGTTTACCTCCTTAAAATAAAAAGGGGGCCGAAGCCCCCCATAATTCCTAGGGCAATTTTATGACCCCTAATTTTACGTCAGATACCGTGCCACTCTGAGTGACGGCAACTCCGACCGTAAGCTTTGACGCTGTACTTAAAAATCTGGCCCCTTCCAGTGGGCCAATAACCTTGATAGCCCCGCCGCCTGCAACATCTACAGACAAATCCCCAAGCGCATTAGCAAGGAAATCTCCGGCGGCTATGGTGATAGTAGCGGTGGAATCGTTATTATTCTGCACGATCAGTAATGCTCTCTCATCGCCAACATCGCTTAAATCTACAGTCTGGGTATCGCCCGCAGCGGTAAGAGTTAAATCAACACCTGCGTTGAATTTAGCTTTGGAAGCAGTAAAATCAGCCATCTATTACACCCCCTTATATAGCAGATTCAGCCGCAGGAGTCAAAGTCAATCTGACAAGCTCCTTCGGTCTGACAACTTTGCCACCCCAAACCTGCAAAGACTTGACGGCATCGCCGAATCTCTTTTCAGGGCGGTATGCTTCGGTTTCGGTCAACTGTGCCGCGAACGAAATGGCGGCTTTAGTACGGGCAATACACTCGTATGCTGATCCGTTTTTAACGATGTTGTTGGACTCATAAATGTCCAGCCCCAAGATATTGCCAATGTATCCGGATTCAATCATTTTGTCGTTCTCGGTTTTGCGGATGATCTTCGCCAGGACGATCTTAGTCGCAATGGCCGGGGACACTTCCAGGTACTTAGTAGTCCCTGCCGGAACGTTGACGGTCTTGAAGTATTCTGCGGCTTCGGCAATGGTGCTGAAAATATTAGCTGTGGTTACTGAGGAATTAATGATCTGCTTACCTGCATCGGTGTATTTAGAGAAAACAAAGGTATCCAGATCATCAGCCATCTTGATACCCATCTGCCGTTTCTGCTCTTCCCAAAAGCCCTTGCGGGCCTGGGCAGCATCCAGATCGTCAAAATAGATATGGCAGTATTTGGCCTGGTCAATAAGCAGGTATTGAGCCGCCGAAGTTCCCAGGTCAGGATCGCCAATCTCATTGTTCCGGGTGTAGTCATAGGACGAAACGGGGCCAACGGTCAGGATTTTCACCTGATCCCCCATCTGTTTAATTTGGCCCTCATAATCTGTGTTACAGTGCTTAACGCCTATAAGCACCTTATCGCGCTCTCTGAGCACATCTTCTGCCCATAGCATGGGTATAAAGTTTTTAGCGCTCATGGTTCATCACTCCTCTCAAAATTAAAAACGCTATTTCCAGCGCTTTTCCGACTCTTTGATTGCCGCGTAATTGGCTCTGATTTCCTCGCGGCTCATGTTTGCGACTTGCTCCCGCGTGAAGAATGTCTGTGCCTTGCCCTGCCCCTTGACGCTGCCCGTTGAACTCGCGGCGTTGGCTTGGTTCGCTTCTGCCGCCTGATTCTGGGCCTGCATCTGCTTGAGGTTGTACCTCGCCAGCGCGTCAGCCAGTCTGCGCCCTTCCCGTCCCCCGGATTTCAGCCACTTATCGGCTTCAGTCCATACCTCTTTAGGGATGGACATCCACTTTTCTTCAGTGTCGTAATCCGGGAACTCGGACATAAACTCGTCGTACATAGAGTCACGCCGGGTAATCAGGTCCTTTTCCTCCTGTGCTTTTCGCTCGGCTTCCTCTCGGGCTTTCCTCTCGGCAAGGGTTTCTTCGCGGAATCGGCGGTTTTCAAGGATTTCCTCGATAATCTCATCCGGCAAGCTACTATACTGCAACCGCAGTTTCTCTTCGATTTCCTGTTCCCGCAGGGCTTGTTTGTACTCGGCTTCCGTGGTAATCGGCTTGCCTTTCCATTCATAGCCCTGTTCCGCTATCCATTCATCACGGGCTTTTTGTGCGGCTTCTTGGGCTGCTTCTCGCCTCGC